CGTGGCGGTGCAGGCTACAGCCTAATGAACCGCAACTCGACGAACGGTAGAACAGCAACACAGAACGGCTCAATGGCTGGAATCAGCACTGGCGGTGTTGGTGGTGATGGTGAAGGTGTTACTGTGGGCGGAAACAACGTCACCATTAACTTGAGCATTAAGGAAGCCTCTGAGGCTGAGGCACGCAAGTTTGCGAACATGGTTAAAGACCTACTTCAAGAAAACACGTTAACCTCATCGATGGGAAGGATGTAGCATGGCAGTCGACATGAGCAAATGGCCCCTGTCCTTTGCAGTTAAATACTCGGCTGCGGTAAAGGCTGGAGATACTGCGCTAGTAAACGCTATGAAGGGTGGGCCAAACTCGGCCGCCTACAAAGCGTACGTCTCTTATGGGACCGCTACCCCTGCAGCCATCAAAGCCCAACAAGCGGAGTCCAAGTACAAAGCAGCCTTGACTGCGGCAACTAAAGCAAAGCAAGCAGCGGAAAAAGCGTACAAAGAGTTTTATGACGTAATGTACCGTGGGACTGGCGGTGCTATTACTTCGCAGGCAAAAATCACTTACTACAGAAACACGCAGACCGAAGGGTTTGTAACCATGGACAGTACTGGTGCCTACAACGGCATTGGTAATGGTGACCACGTGTTTATTTATCCAATTTCTAATTCTCCACTAGAAGGTAAGCATGTCCTTACTAGTGTGATTGGAAACGTCGCTAGGTTTCCAATTGTTAAACAGGCAAAAGCCAAGCCACCTACACCAGTTAAGAATCCGTACTTTAACACTTTGATTGTTAAGGGCTCTGCTGTGTCCATAATTGACCAGAAGTATAAGAAGTGGATTCCTCTTCGTGACAAAGAGAGAGAGACTGCCGCAGCATTACGAGAGGCAAGCAGCGCCTGGTCTAAGGCTAAAAAGGCTGCAGCCAAGAGCAGCACTGGTGACGGTAAGCCTAAGGTCCAAGAACCTGGTGGCGGTATGGGGGCTGCTACTGGCCCCGTAAAAATGAACTTACCTGCAGTGGTTAGGGAGATGTACTTCCCAGATACTCCCGAGTTCAACGGAACGAAAAAGGTTCTACCTAGCGTCTATTTGAACACTACAGGTAGATACGACCCAAATCAGGGTCGGTATGTTCTCACAGAGACAGAAGTGTTTGACCCAGGTCAGGATGGAAGTCCAGGCATACTGCACGTGCCGCAGGGTAACGTTAGCCAGAAGGTTAAAGAGGCTGCTGAACTGTGGGAGAACTCTAAGTCTTCCAAGGGCATGATTCAGCAGTGGATGGTTGCAAAGATTGACACTGCTGGGAATGCTTCCAAAAACTACAACAAAGTGCAGCCAAATAAACAGCGCACGGCCTACCAGTTTATCTACAATCCATCCACCATTGACATGGCGTGGGGTGGAACACCTAACATTGACCCTGCCCTGATTATGAGCGGTAAAGACAAAGTTCCTTTCATGGGTGCAGGGTTTACCTCGAGCACGGTTTCTTTCCAAATTTTGGTAAACCGCATGTCGGACATGAAGTACCTAGCGGACATTGACGCTACCCCTATTTCATTCTTCCAGCAGTTGTACAACCGTTCTGACGTCTCAAAAACTGACCTGAAAGACATTAAGACTAACGGAACCATGTACGACATTGAGTACCTATTGAACACACTAGTCCCATACAAGATGAAGAGCGTTCTTAGAAAGAAGTGGTCGTCAGACATTGGCTACCTGCACTCGTTCCCGATTGAACTTCACCTTGGTAAGGGACTTCGATACTTAGGTATCATCTCTTCTTTTAGTGTTAGCCACAAAATCTTCAACGAGGACATGGTGCCTTTGATGACTTGGGTAAACATTACCGTTAGCCGTATTCCAGATGTGGCTTACGAAAAGAACGAAATCACGTGGAATCAGAATGCAGGAGTGTAAGGACAGATGAGTATTCTCGCAGACAGCCGTTACGCTGAAGGCAAGCGTCCGTTCAAGGCGCACGACTCTCGTGACAACACTTACCAAGCCACGGTTCTTAGAACCTTCCCATACCAAACAGGTAGGTACTACTACTACGTCTGGTTGGATAACGACCGCATTGACACTGTGGCCTACAAGTTGCTTGGTTCGGAAGAGTTCTGGTGGCAGATTATGGACTTCAACCCAGAGATTATTGACCCGTACAACATTCCGCCGAACACTTTGGTGAGGATTCCGAATGTCTAACTTCACCTCTGTAAAGTACCGTAGAGGGACAACTTTCACTGTCTCGTTTCCAACGATACCTTCTCTAGAGGCTCAGCCTGCCCGTATTGATTTGGTGCAGTCGCAGTACAACCACGACCTATGCAAACTAACCTTCACCCGTGTCAGCCCTCTCTGGTTCAAACTGATGAAGACTGGACTTCCTGTCAGCATCGCATGGAGTCAGGGAACTTTTAAAGGCTCATGGGTTGGCTATGTTTCATTTGTGACTAAGAACGTGGCAGGACAGATTGAGAACCTTATGGAGGTTCAGTGTGTTGGTACAACGTTTGTCCTTAAGGAACGTGCTACTAAGGTGTTCACTAACGTTAGCATTCCTCAAGCCGTTGAAAAGATTGTCACATCTTTTGGGTTTAGATTTATTGGGGACAACAACCCTCAGGTGTTTGAGCAGTTAACTATGGCAGGGCACTCTTACTGGGAGTGGATTCAAGAACAAGCAAAACGTATTGGTTATGGTGTCGTTGTTAACGGAATGGACTTTTACTTTAGGCCGCTTGACGCTCTGTTTAAGCAAGGTCAAAGCACAGTGCCCATCTTGAGTATCTCTGGAAAAGGCGTCGGAGTTAATAGTGAGTTCTTTGACAGGACCCTAGACTGGTTTAAGGTTACAAGCGGTGACCACATTGAAGAAGGCTCTGGGCTACGAACTGTAAAGCAAGTAGGCGGCGTGAACCCACTGACAGGCCAAATCGTTAGCGCCAGCAAGTCTCCAAAAGATGTTGGACAGAAGTTAACCCAGAACCTGAGCGACGTGCTGTTCACTGAACCTAGAAGCGACCAGGTCGTTACCACCCATGCTGATGCCTACAACTTGGCTGAAGGCGCAGCGCAACTGGGTCGTTTGAACTTGCCCGCACGGATTAAGTGTCAGGGTGACCCACGTATTCGCCCATTTGCACCAGTGTACATCGACGGTACTGGACCATCTACGGATGGCTACTGGATGGCTAAAGAAGTTAAACACATGATTGCTTTTGCTGGTGACTACTACATTGAGATGACTGCCAGCACTGACGGCGTAAACCCAGAACTAGCCAACTCAGAGCCAGCCAAAAAGGTACCTGGCAGCATAGTCGGAGTGGTAAACTTAGAGGAGGCCATGGCGGGTAAGGCAAGCCAACTAAGTTCTATCAGTGCAAAAAATGCAAAGTTGGTAACACCAAATCCTATTTATAGCCAAACAAATCAAGGGTTCCATAAGACTGGTTCCCGCTGGACGTACACTTCGGTAGGAGGTTAGCATGGAGTCTTCAGTGACCGAAATAGCGGTCTCGCTTCCGTTTACCATTGGTCCTACAGGACGTGTAATGGAAACCTCCGACCAGTCAAAGATTTGGCAGGACAGAGTCCGCAGCGTAATCGGCACATCTCTTGGCGAAAGAGTTATGCGCTACTCATACGGAAGCACGCTGTACCGTGAAGTGTTTGACAACCAAACCGAGATAGCGGAAAAGATTCGTGGCATCGTCTTTGATGCGTTCACTAACCACATAGAGGTACTAGAACTCGAGGATGTGACAACATCGTTTGACGAGACCGCTGGTTCTATGGCGGTTACTATCTTCTACAGACTCCCAAATAACGAACTAAATACACTTACAGTAAACAGTGTTGTTGCCAACAGCGACTCGTATGCACAAGGAACGTTTACTCTTCGTGGCAAATTCCAACCTATTGAAGGACAGTAATGGCTGACAACGAAATTCCACTATCCATTGACTACACAAGCAGAGACTTCTACTCGCTAAAGTCTGACCTCATCAAGAGAGTTCAGCAGCGAGTCAACGTAGACGGTAAGCAGTGGGAAGCAACTGACCCATCTGACTTTGGTGTTGCTTTGGTTGAGGCGTTTGCTCACGTAGGTGACCTAGTCAACTACTACATCGACCGTGTTGCTAATGAGAACTTCTTATTGACCGCAACGCAAAGACAAAGCCTCCTAGACTTAGCGGCAACTTACGGCTACGAGGTATCAGGTTACCGTCAGGCTCGTGCCACCGCTTCATTCACTAACCCAACTGCAGACGACATGCTAGTACCAGCAGGTACCCAGTTAGTTACTACTGTGGTCACTAGCGTTAACATGGTTGACTATACAACCGAACTTACGTTCACTGTTGAGTCAGACGTACTTGTACCTGCGTCTGAAGACGGTGTAGTTCCTGGTCAAGCAACTGGCGTAATCATTCATGGTGAAGACATCTCGCTTAGAAGCGTTAATCTTGCTGACCCTGAAAACCCACAAGACATCCCTGGTGAACTAGTAGGCACTTCTACAGGCCAAGCCAACCAAACATGGGTTCTTTCAAGTAATCAGATTGTTGACGGAAGCATCCGTATTTTTGTAAGAAACGGTGACTACTACACTGAGTGGCGTAGAGTTGCACACCTTGCGGACGAAAACAGCAACGCACCAGTCTTTGAGGCTCGCTTTGACGAAAACAACTACTGGACTATCACTTTTGGTGACGGCATCGCTGGAGCAATCCCAACTATTTATGAACCAATCAAGGCAGTCTATTACGTAGGTGGTGGACCTGAAGCCAACATTGACTCGGGTAAACAGTTCTTTGTAACCAGCATCCCTCTTAGTAGCGGAGTAGTCAGCGGTGACTTGGCTGGCCTAAGCATCGTAAACCTAGACAAGGCTACTGGTGGAGAAAACCCTGAGTCTAATGACAGCATTAGAAAGCAGGCCCCAAAGTCAATCAGCGCACTAAACCGTGCGGTAACTTTGAAAGACTACGAGAACCTTACACTGGCAGTGAATGGTGTGGGTAAGGCTGGCGCATACGCAGTAAGCCCAAACGCTATTAGCCTGTATGTAGGTCCTCAGGTATCTGACACTTCCCAGGATTACTTCCCTGGCTTTGACCCAGCAAACACTGCGCCAACTAATGGTTGGTATAGCCTAAAGAGCGACGTTGAGGCAGGGCTTGAAGATAAGACTCAGATTGGAACAACCGTAAGTGTTCTTCCACCGCTGTACTCTCCAGTGGTTTGCGAGATTCAGTACGCTAAATACCCACAGTACGACAATGCTGTTTTGGCTCGTCAGGTTAAGTTTGCTCTTATCTATGGTTTGGGCTACAACTTCACTGACTTTAAAGAAGTCATTTACCCAAGTGACATTGAGGCACGAGTAAACGCCATTGAGGGTATTCGTAACGTTAAGGTTTTGAAGTTGTACCGTGAAGGAGACTCTGCGGCGCTCGAAACTCTATCCGCAGTTCAAGGTGAACTATTTGTCTTTAACGACGAGGGTGTTCTTCCATACATTGCTGCTGGTTTGTCTAACCTTACCTTTAGCGGTGCAGGAACATTGTCGCCAGTGTTTGTGTCGACAACACTCTCGTACACACTGACTGGGCACGCCAGCACCACTATTACTGTAACTCCAAGCGTGGCAGACTCCACATCTACGATTAAGGTGAACGGAACAACCGTTACTTCTGGAAGCGCAAGCGGAAGCATCTCAACTCCATCAGGTGCTACAACAACAATCACCGTGGTGGTGACTTCGGCAGACAACACCCTTAGCAACACTTACACCATCTCGGTGGTTCGCTAATGTTAGATGAGTTTGGTAACAAACGATTCTTTGGGGTGTACAGGGGCGTTGTTATAGACAACCTGGACCCGTTAAACAAAGGTCGTATTCGAGTTAAGGTTCCTCAAGTTCTTCTTGATGAAGTCACTGGATGGGCGTGGGCTATCCACCAACCTGGAGTACTACGGCTAACTCCACCAGTAGGTGAGGGCGTCTTTGTGATGTTTGAGGGCGGAGACCCTTCATTCCCAATTTGGTTGGGAACTTTCACACCACTCAGCATCTCGTACGGTTCGTTCTATGACACCACTGCCCAGACTGCTGTCGCTATTAATACTGCTTATGCAATCAAGATGAACACAGTGGACCAGGCGAGTAATGTCACTATCGTGGACAACACGAAAATCACTATTGCTAACCCTGGAACTTACAACTTGCAATGGTCTGGTCAGTTTAAAAACACAGACAGTCAGGCTCATGACGTTAGAGTTTGGTTGAGGTACAACGGGGTCAACTACCCGCAAAGTGCGTCAGTGATGTCCATTCCTTCTAGCCATGGTGGTATCCCAGGACACGTTATTGCTGCTTGGAACTGGGTAGGAACCTCGCAAGCACCTGGAGACTATGTGGAGATTGTATGGTCCACTGAAAGCACGTCTGTATCGTTAGAAGTCTACGCCGCAAACACAGCCCCAGCGGTTCCTTCCGTGATTGTTACCTTGACTCAGGTCAAGTAAGCCCTGTAAAACCAGCCCAAATCGGGCAAACTAGAAAAGAGATTTAGGAGTCCGTAATGGCAGCCAATTACCCAGCATCACCAGTGTCGTTCTCGCAACGAACTGACAACCAAGACCCAGTTGTAGCGGGCGACGTTAACGTAGTGTATGACGAAGTTACCGCTATCGCTACTGTGATTGGTCTATCACCTGCCTCATCTTCAGGTTGGTCAGGTTCTTTCAGCACCTCCAACACCTCATGGTCAACCCTAAAAGAACGTGTTCAGCACATCGAATACGGTCTAGGAACTGCCTACACCGACAGAGTAAGCCTTGCTGGCGACAGCGTCATTCTTCCCGCAGCCAACAAAGTTGGTGTGACGGTCAAAGCAGCGACATCTGCTACTAGCAACCTTATGGAGTTTAAAAACTCCAGCAACAGCGTAGTAACTGCCGTTGGTCCTAACGGCTGGATTCTAACCATCGACGGCGGAAGCGCCTCCTAGGAGACATACCCTTGGGTATCTATAGCAAGTTTATTTGGGGCGACGGTACGCTCTACGGTGAGAACTCAAAACTAGAGTTTAGTATCGAGCCGTTCAGTGCTGTCGCAATTGACTACGACAGGGTTGACCTGTCTTGGTCTATCCCAAGTGGCGAGGTCTTGTCTTTTAGGATTCTTAGAAACCAAGAGAGTTACTCTGAGAACGAAGAAGATGGTGTGGTAATCGTCGAAACCTTTGGCGGTGCCCCAACATACTACGCAGCAATTGACCAAGGTGGGCAAGTACCTCTACGAGTAAACAAGTACGCTTTCTACACTGCTTGGATTATGACAACGGATTACACTTGGATTCCTGTTGCACACACTTACTGCTTGATTCCTCGGGAGCACAACGCAACAACTCCAGACGGTGTGGTTCTACGTAGTTCACAAGACAAATTTGTAGAACTCATTCCAAAAACCTACAGCAGCACTTCAGGAAGTTACTTAGACGAGGTCAATAAAGACAGCGACATCTATCGCTTCTTGGGTGGTATGGCGTTCACTCTTGACGAGTCTTTAACCTATGCTGACCTGCTAAAACCAGACTACGACGCATCGACGCTGAATCCTAACCTTATCACGGCCCAAGCGCACCTGCTTAACTTGAGCGACGAATCTTGGCTGAACTTTCACTCACAGAAACGTTTGATTAGAGACGCTATCTTCCTTTACAAAAACAAAGGAACTGTTGACGCAATCAACACGGCGGCTGAAGCACTCACCCGCTACTCCTCAACAATCACAGTATCGCCAAACATTTTGCTCAACCAGCAAGAAAGCAGTTTCTACAAAGGTATCGGCAACTGGAAGGCAACATCCTGCACCCTTACTAGCGTGACTAACCAGGCGGCACCAACAACTGAGGCTTACGCTATTGACTCGCTGTACACAGGTAACGTTGTAGTTGCGTCTACCAACGCCACTCTGAAACTTGGTGAAGACACCCCTGCACTAACTGGTATCCCAGTGGTTGGGGGAACAACTTACTCTTTCTCTTCTTACTTAATTTCCTCTGACTCAACTGGAAACGTGACTGTGACGCTCAGTTGGTACGACTATCGAGGCACTCTGATTAGTACTGCAACTCCAGACGTCAACGCCGCAACTTCCAGTTGGGTAAAGAACGAGTTCACTGCCAAGGCTCCTGGAAGCATGTACGAAGTAATCGCTGCTGAACTAGTAGACGATGTAATCACGCTAACAACTTCCGACAGTCACGGACTAACCACTGGTGACGAAGTTATCGTGTCAGAACTTGGTTACCCGTTTAACGGACGAGTAGTTCTTACTGGCGGTAGCGGAACCACTATGACTTACGACGCACCAAGCGTTGGTATAACTGACATTGCTGAAAACCTAGTTGAAGGATTCGTGTCGGAGATTCCAGCCGAGTTCGCAAGTATTGAGTTCAAGTTTGCTGCGACAGGCACATACCACCTAGACATGATTCAGTTGGCTGATGACCTGGACGACAGGTCTGGAGATTTCTACGAGGCTCGAGGTGTAGAACTGTATCTTGCACCTACGAAGGTCAACTATGTTAACAACCCTTCGTTTGAGGTGAACCTTGACAGTTGGACATTTGACGCAAGCGCCACTGCTACTTCGATTGTGGAGACTATTCAGGTAACTCCTGGCAGCACTCACGTTGCGGAAGTTGTTACTGACACAACAGAGA